GTGGCAAAACAATGCTAATTTCAATATAACTAACCATTATATGTACATCGCTTGGAGGTTAGCACCATTACCATGAGCATAGCCTTTAACACCTTACAAAATGCTTTATTCACGTGGGCAACTGCTAACACACCAGCAAACACCCCAGTGTTATGGCTATACCCTAATGCTCCTAGGCCTACTACCCAATATGTTACGCTGCTAATAAGCTCATTTGTTCAAATAGGTAGAGACTGGAATAACAGCCCTACAACTACATCTGGAATAGGTAATTTCGTAGGCGATAGAGAATTCACCTTACAAGTGCAAGCTTATGGCGATACTCCTATGCAAGTACTGGAGAATTTACGCACCAGCTTACAAAAAACTTCAGTGCTAAGTGCCTTAAATGCCGCTGGAATTGTGTATGTAAATTGGAATCCTATACTAGATATTACCGATCTAGTAGACTCTAGATATGAGCAACGCTGCACAATGGATCTTTTGTTCAGACTAGCACAAAAGTATACCGACAACTTAGGATTCATAGCTAACGTAGAGCTACAAGAGATTTATGTAAATCAAACGGGTGCCGTGGTATCCGATGTAACAACAACTATAACATCTCCATAGGAGGCTAAAATGCCCTTAAATGATATTGTAAACGTACAAATTACAACGCAGACTCAAGCAGTGCCAGAGCAAAACTTCGGCATTCCTTTGATTTTAGGAGCTAATAAGAGCTTCAACACTCTTGTAAAGCAATATAGCGATATTACAGAGGTGGCTAGCGACTTTGATCCTGAGCAACCAGAGTATATTGCAGCTCAAGCAGTATTTGCTCAAAACCCTAGACCAGATAGTCTCTTTGTAGGGCGTCAGGATGTGCCTGTTGTAACGGTAACAGTTCTATCGGCAATACTTAATAAAATCTACACCAATACAATTAATGGTAATGCTGTAACGGTAAACTCAAATACTGTTCAGCAAGTTACAACTTTAACTTATAGTGCGGATTTTGTAGCCGATAACCTGATAAACGTAGTATTTAATAATACCGTTCTAGGGACTATCACAAGTATTATAGATTTTGATATTAACTTTGTCGCTTCTAACAGCATAGTTGCTACAGTTAATAGCACTCCTCTAGCTCCTGTTGTGTTCTTAACAGACCAGGCAACTACTATCGGTTTGTTAGCTGCAGCAATTGCAGGTGCAACTGGTGTAACGAGTGCAACTGTTACAGATACAAAACAAATTACAGTAGTCTTTACAAACCCAGGTGCTAACACTGTTGATTCAGTAATTACTACACTTGGTGCAAGCCAGCCAGTTGCTACAATAGTAGAAGGTGGTTTTGAATTTACTACAGACCAAGCCACAACAATGGCATTGATCACTTCTGCAATCACAAGCGGATTTGCTTCTACAGTAGCCAGCGCAGTTGCAGTTGGAGATGTAATCACAGTAACAGCGGTAGCTGCTCAATCAAACGAGTTTAACAGCTCTGTAGTGTTTAAAGGCGTATCTCAACCTACAGCAACGATTGTGGTGGATAGCCTAGCAGCAACCATAGCGAAGCAAATGGTAACGAATATAAATGCCTTCGTTCCCGATCTTCTTGTTACTGCAAACTACACTGGAACTCCAGACGGCACTTACACAGTAACTGCCGATACTTCGACTGTGCCTTACACATTTGAAGCGACTACAAATATTACCTCTACAAATGCAGCGGTAATCAAAATTACAGACGCAAGACCAAATGCAACCTATAATCTTTACCTTGGCGGAGTGCGATTCCAATACGTATCCCCTAACCTGGTTCAGACTGTAGAAGAAATTGCAGCAGCCTTTGTGGCCTTGATTAATGATCCGCTTGTAACCTTACCTGTAACTGCTACAGATAACCTAGACGGTACTTTCTTGGTTGAAAGTGATACTGCTCCGTTTACCTTTAGCGTTCAGCTAACTGATAGCCTAATGGATTCCACTATAGGGTTTATAGTTGCTCCTTACGTATCTTCAGGCAGCATTGTTACAAGACTAAATGATATCCTAAACGTAACTAGAGCGTGGTATGCGCTGATTGTTACAGATCGCACTCCTTCGGTTGTTGAAAGCGTTGCAGACTGGGCAGAAAGCCAAACCATAATCTTCGGTACTGCTTCCAATAATGCTACGATCATTAACGTAGAAGAAGGCGTGGATATGAGCTCAATAGCTTGGTATGTACAAAACCAAGGTTACATTCGTACCTTTGTTCTCTACCACCAAGATGCAGACGATGAGTATCCAGAAGCGGCATGGTTCGGTAAAGTGCTTCCTCTTGATCCAGGCAGCGAAACTTGGAAGTTCAAAACACTTGCAGGCGTAGCCTACAGCGATCTAAGCACAACTCAAAGCAATAATGCTCTGAATAAAAATGCTAACACCTACGAGTATATTGGTAACGTCGGTATCACTCAGAATGGCACAAGTGGCCAAGGTGAATTTCTTGATATCGTTCGTGGTGTAGACTGGCTTAAAAGTACAATTCAAACTTATGTATATCGCACACTGGTTACTCTTCCTAAAGTGCCTTACACTGATGCTGGGATCGCAGCGATTCAGGCGCAGGTGCAAAGAGCTCTACAGCAAGGTATCGATAACAACTTTATCGCTAATGATCCAGCTCCAATTGTTACCGTACCCCTGGCTGCAAATGTGCCTAGTGTTGATAAGGCTAATAGGATCTTAAAGAATGTTAAGTTTACTGCAACGCTTGCAGGTGCAATCCATGCTGTAAGAATAACAGGTGTTGTTACTGTATGATAACATGGGCAGCCGTGATCTTAGTGTTATTCGCCGACTACCTGATCATTAAGAAGGATCGGGTAGGTTTTGTGCTCTGGCTACTTTGTGACGGTTTTTTTTGCGTTAATTCAGGATTGAAGGGAAATTATCCCGAATCCGTAGCATTCGGAATGTATGCCATAATGGGCATCTTCGGATTTACAAATTGGAAAAGTTAAAGAGGTAAATTATGTCAGTATTCACATATGATCCCGCCCAGGTAGTAATTTCAGTCGGTGGCGTACCTATGAGTGGATTTACAGATGGAACATTCTGCGAGATCGTTCGTAATGAGCCAACTTGGAATATGGTTGTAGGCGCTGATGGTATAGTAACCCGTGGGAAGACTAATAACTTCTCAGGCACCCTAACCATTACACTTAAGCAATCATCGCCTTCTAACGATGTTCTAAGCGCTTTCTTAATAGCTGACGAATTGAGTAATGCTGGTGTGATTCCAATTCTTGTAAAAGATATCAGCGGTAACTCGATTTATTTCAGTGCTCAAGGATGGGTGGCTCAATTTGCTAACTCAACATTCGGCAAAGAAATAGGCGATCGTGCTTGGACTATATCACTTGCTGATACCGACTTCTTTGTTGGATCTAACAACAACATTGCATAATTATTTAAAACTGGGAAATTATGATCGAAACAAAAGAAAAAGAAATTAATGGAGCTACGTATTCAGTTACGCAGCTTCCTGCTCGAAGAGCAATCAGACTCAAAGCTAAGCTAATAAAGCTTTTTGGTCCTGCGCTAGCTCAAATGGTACTTCAAACTACTGCTGAAAATGAATCCAAGAGTAAAAATTCGTTAGTTGCTGCGATAGAATCATTAGCAGCAAGTTTAGATCCTGCAGAATTTGAAAATCTAGTGGTTGAAGTGCTTCAAGGGTCTCGCAAGAATGGTAAAGAGCTTTTACCTCAGATAATTGACTTAGAATTTGCTGGCGATATGGAAAGCCTTTATAAGCTTTTAATGTTCATTCTAGAGGTGAACTACGCAAATTTTTTTACAATGCTGGGTATTGGAAGCCAATTGCAAGAGCAAATCAACCCAGCGCCACAGGTTACGAAAAAAACCTTCAAGAAGACCTCGCGGGAGAGCTAGAAATTTGGCGGATTATTATTGAGAAATTGGCTACTCTAGAGGAATTAGAAACTTGGTGGTCAATAGATGATCTGAAAAGAGCAATAGCGATTCTGGATATGCGCCAAGACTTAGCAGCAGAAAAAAATAGGAGATCAGATATTGTCAATAGTACGAGAACTAACCACAAAGCTTAACTTTGCTTTTGACAAAACAAACCTTGATAAGTTTGAAAGATCGGTATCTCTATTCAAGACTAATATCGTTACTACTACTGGCGATTTAGTTCGTGCTGCAGGTGCTACGCTAGAGTTTCTAAACAATCTAGCTCAATCATCTCTCAGAATTAAGAATATAGCCGACTTTTCTGGCATTGCAGTTGAAAATTTCCAAGCTATGCGCCTCGCAGCACAAGATGCAGGCGTAGAAGCTGGGAACTTTGAAACATTCTTTCAGAATCTTACCAAGGAAATTAAACTTGCTACTGTTGGTGAAGGTAAATTCTTTCGCCTAGCACAGCAAATTGGCACGTTAAGATTCCCTAAATTCGGTGAGGATGTTCAAAACATCAATAACGCCCTAGAGGATGTTTTCAATGCGATCATCAAGATCGAAAATAAATCCGAGCAGCTTCGAGTTTTACAGAATATATCAGGGCTAGATCAAGAGGGAACTGTACAGCTTCTCAACTTGATTAATCAAGGCTACGATACTTTTGTTAAGACTGTGGAAGCTAACAAAGAACTTGCCTCGACGATCAATCAAGAGACCGAAGCGGCACGAGCCTTCAATGATCAAATTATCCGACTAAACTCATCTTTTGATAAGCTTTTTAGGAATGTAGCATCAAAGCTCACGCCATATGTTGCGGGTGCTTTTGAAGGACTAAACTCAGTATTCGCAAGAGAAGAAGAGTTCGGTGGAGGGCTTTCAGGCCTATTTAAGAGCGGATTTAATGCTGCTGGCCAAGGTATTGATCATCTACTAGGCGAGCTTATCCCAGGATGGGAAAGCATGACTAAACTCCAAGAAAGAATAGCTAATGAGAATATTGCTTTCTACAATAGCTTAGCTCCTCAGACCACAATCAATATCTCCGTTCCTGAAGGAACAACCGAAGATCAATCGAGCTTTATGGCTGAAGCAGTAGAGCAATCCATTCAAGAAGTTTTAGACCGTAATACTCGACAACTTATCAGCTCAAATCCGGCGGTGGAATAATGGTATTATCACTCATATTTAACACCCTGAAGTATGCCAAGAGTGGATTTTTCGATGCTCGGACGAATGCTCAGATCGTATCATTTGATACTATGATCTCTGAAGATCATAAATACACTTCTAAAGTTACTTCATATCCTGTTGAGCAAGGCACAATTGTTTCAGATCACATCCTTAAATATCCTGTGACGGTATCCTTGAGTGGATACGTCACAGATACTCCTCTATCGTTTTTACAAGTGCTAGCTTCCTTTAATCGCTCTACAGCGGTATTTGAGCGCCTTGTGCAATTGTTCGAAAATCGATCAATTTTTGATGTGGTTACAGGTATCAAAGTTTACAAGAATATGACCATCACAAAGCTAGAAGTGCCACGCACTGTTAAGACTGGTCAAACGCTTACTTTTAATATTGAGCTTCAACAGATAGTCTTTAGCGACGTTCTAAACCAGCCATTAAGCCTCACCAATATCTTTGTAGGCACGCAAACTATCCGATCAAGCGAGATCATCCGAGAAACCACAGATATAGCGGTTTTACAATTCGATCCACCTACTAGCCTTAAAGATGAAGCATCTACGAATGTTAATCAAGGCGTGCAAACCCTTGCACCTATTCCAGAGCCTACAAGAGTTACTACTGAGGCCACTTATCAAGTAATTAAAAATGGTGGTGCTTAAGATGCAAATTATCCCCTTTTCAGAACCTGGATCCTGGCAGATGCAGATCACTCTTTCTCAAGAAGTGTTCTTGCTTAACTTTACATGGAATACTTTAAATGAATACTGGCTCATGGATATTGCTAATGGAAATAGCGAAGTGCTTGTCTACGGTATTGTGGTTGTTCCTAATTTCAATATTACTCAACAATTCCCTCTTAAGGGTATGCCAAAAGGCGATATCGTCTGTATAAATATTACAGAAGAATGGGGTCCGATTATGCGATTTGATATGGGCGCCACTTGTGAGTTGATCTATTTTGAAGCGGGAGAGTTTTAATGCCTAGGTTCTTTCGAACGGCTAAAATAGTCGTAAGAATACCCAAAGAAGACTTTTCATCCATCTATACTAATGAAATTACTATACAGGGGCTGCGCATAGCCTTTTCTATCGTTAAGAGCTTATCTTGGTCGGGAAATACAGGCCTTATACGCGTGTGGGGCTTATCTCAAGGCACTAGAAATCTTATTAACAAGTATGGCTGCCAAGTTGAATGCTATGCTGGCTATGAGTTAAACGGTGGTCCTCAAGTGCTTTATATTGGCCAAGCTATCGCAGTTTACCACACATATGATCAGCCTGAGATAGTAACTAGCTTTGAATGCATTGATGGTGATAAGTACTTCAACCAGGCGAAAGGATCGGTAAGTTATGCTCCTGGCACACTTGTAAAGACTGTACTTGAAGATCTAGCATCGAAAGTCGGCATTCAGCTTTTCCCTATTACAGCAGAGCAAAACATTCAATATCAAACTGGATTTTCTTTCTCTGGATCATATAGAGAGGCTATTTTCAAGGCTGCGCAATTTATAAATCTACAAGCTACAATCCAGAATGGCATTCTCTATGTGGTGCCGCTTCGTGGCAGTCTCCCAGGTGTAGTTTATGATCTCAATGAAAATACAGGCATGCAAGGAATACCAGAGCGCTTTACTTATCGGGGTATGTGGGAATATAGAGCTATTTCTGCCCCTCCAGTAGGATACAAAGTTTATTCATCTCTTGTGCCTATTATTAAACCGTTCGACTTAATTTCGCTTACTTCTACCCATTTGAACATCATTAAGCAACCACACAGAGTAGAAGCAATTAGGCATTTTGGTGATACTTTCGGACAAGAATGGGCTAGCAATTTAGAGCTTACAGTTTTACCACCCACAAATCAGGCACCAGTATGACCACAAGCGCACCTACCAGTCTAGCTGATGCAGTTAAGGCAGCAATACAATACAACCTAAGCAACATTCATACTGCTATGCCTGCAAGAATAGTTTCATACGATTTTACTACTCAAAAAGCTAGCGTACAACCTACTGTGAACAAGAAATGGACTGATGGCACTACAAGTGAAATGCCTATCATAAATGAAGTGCCAGTGATTTTTCCATCAGCAGGCGGGGCATCGGTTAGCTTCCCAGTGTTAGCAGGTGATACCTGCCTGCTAGTGGTTTGTGAGCGCAGCATTACTGAATGGCTTTTATCGGGTGGCTTAGCTACTCCCCTTGATCCAAGAAAGCTAGACTTAACAGATGCAGTTGCTATTCCTGGATTAATACCTTTCAATGGTCAATTTCCCAACAGAACAAACAACACAGATTTTTTAATTGAATATGCAGGCGCTTCAATTACCATAACTGAGTTAGGTGCTATCAAGATAAATACTGCTACTACTCTAGCATTAGGCACTCCAGCAGTGGAATTGATAGATCAACTCATAACAGTTTTTACAGCCGAGCAAGCAGCATTTGCAAAGTTAGGCATCGATCCTGGATTATTAACAGCAACGAAAACTGATTGCTTAGCAGCTGCACTTGCCTGTACAACTGCAGTCGCTGCTTTAAACACAATAAAGGGTACGCTGCCATGATTGATCTAGGATTAGCAAACGATACACACGATCTAATAATTAAAGATCTAGATTTAGT